ATAAATTTAAAACCCCTCAACTTATCGTTGGGGGGTTTTATCTTTTAAAAACTAATTAGATTAGCGAGTCCTTCTATGCCTACCAATTTAAGCCCTAAATCTCAAATAAGCCCGATTGTACTTCCCTCCACAGGAAGTGCCGGCAACGTTGCTAGCGGTATACCATTCGGTATTTACACCGGAAGTGCCGACTTCCTCAGCGGCGCCGCCGTCCAAGTCGCATATGTCTATAAAAAACTTGGTGGCGATGTAGTTGATATTGAATTGACAGCTAATAATGTTTATTCTGCATATGAAGAAGCGGTCTTAGAATATTCTTATATTATTAATCTCCATCAAGGCAAAAATGTTTTATCAGATGTGCTGGGAGATGCAACAGGCACCTTCGATCATAAAGGCGATATTAAAAACGGACCCGCAAGTGTTAATTTAAAGTATCCTCGTTTCCAAATGGCTTCGTCAAAAAAAGTCGGAGACGGCCTTTCAGCAATCGCCGGCTTTGGAGGCACTATTCGAGAATATTCAGCTTCATTTAGTCCTGAAACAGATGTTCAAGATTATGATATTCAAGCAATTATTGCCAGCGCGTCTGCCGCTGGTGTCGATACGACCGGCACAGCAGTGGGCTATGCCGGGAAAGTTGATAACAAGCGCGTAACCATTACTAAAGTTTTTTATATGTCTCCTAGGGCCATGTGGCGCTTCTATGGGTACTATGGAGGCATAGGCGTCGTAGGCAACTACTCCACTTATGGCCAATTTGCAGACGACTCTACATTTGAAGTTATTCCTACATGGCAAAACAAACTACAAGCTATTATGTATGAAGATTCGATCATTACAAGAACTTCCAATTATTCGTATGAGTTAATCGATAATAAATTAAGATTATTTCCCACTCCAAGCTATTGGGGTATGGGAGAGATGGATAGGATCTGGGTAAAGTTTTATATTGAAAGCAATGCGTGGGATGATCCGGTAGGATATACTGGAAGCATCAATGGTATCAACAATATGAATACAATTCCTTTTGATAATGTGCCGTATGCAAATATCAATGCCATTGGAAAACAATGGATTAGAAAATATTCACTAGCTCTCTGTAAAGAAATGCTGGGACAAATCCGTGGTAAATTCACCACAGTGCCTATTCCTGGCGAAAGCGTGACCTTGAATCACGCGGAACTTTTGTCGCAGGCCAAAGAAGAGCAGACAGCATTAAAAGATAAGTTGAGAGAACTCCTCAAAGAAGTGGAATATGTGGAACTCATTAAACAAGATAGCGAAAAGGCGACTGCAGCAGCCGAGACGTTCAAATTTTCTCCGCTGCCAATTTTTGTGGGGTAATATCAAATGTCAGACGAATGGAAAAGACCGCCGGCTCCGCCACCCCCCCTCTTCTTAGGGCAGAAAGAACGCAATCTTGTTAAACAAGTCAATGACGAACTCATTGAAAAAGTTATTGGCCAACAAATTCTTTATTATCCGATAGATATAGAATCCACTGATTTTCATGAATTGTATGGAGAAGCGATTGAAAAAACTTATTTGCCACCTGTGCGTGTCTATGCTCTGGTAGAGTTTACGGATTATGCTACTGATTATATGGAGTCGGTAGGCGTAGATAAATCATGGGAAATCAATGTACATTTCCATCGACGCCGCCTCACCGAAGATCAAAACTTATATGTACGAGAGGGAGATTTTGTATTATATGGAGAGTTTTTCTATGAAATTGTAAAGTTGTCCGAACCCAAACTACTTTTTGGTCAAGTAGGACATAGTTTTGAAATTAGTGCTATATGTAAACGTGCACGCAAGGGACTATTCGATGCTACCTGATAACTTTAATTTTGCAATGTTGTCCACCGGCAGTGCGTCCGAAGCCTTTGAACTTAAAGAGATAGGGATGTTGGAATCTACTATTGAAAATATTGACTACGCACTTGTATCATGGATTAAGGATGATTTGCGGTTGAGTGTCAATACCAATGAAGGTTTCACCGACGTACCCGTTTTGTGGCAAGTGCCCGAAAGATCCTTTCAAATTAAAAATGAAAAGTCTTTAAGAGATGATGCCGGCGCCCTAAAGCTTCCCTTGGTGAGTGTGGAGCGTACTGGGATCGTGAAGGATCCGCAGCGTAAAGGCTCCTTTCAAGCGCATTATTATTCTAAAAGAAAGAACGGCAGGTCTGGTCGATTTGTAATTGCTAAGAGAATTGTGCCCGATAAGACTAGAAACTATGCCGTGGCCTCGGGTGTAAGAACCAACACTGGGCCTGCAAGACAAAGATACTTTCCGAGAGTAAATACGAAAGTTGTAATCCAATCTCTCTCTATACCCATTCCTGTGTATATTAATGCAGAATATAAGATTACTTTGAAAGCTGAATATCAGCAACAGATCAACACATTGACTGCACCCTTTATAGCACGCACTGGTCAAATCAATGCCTTTACTCTCAAAAGACATGGACACTTATATGAAGCCTTCATCGATCAAAATTTTACACAAAGCAACAACGTTAGTAATTTGGCAGAAGAGATGCGTCTGTTTACAACTGAAATTAACATTCGAATCTTAGGTTATTTGGTTGGAGAAGGAAAAAGCGATGATAGGCCCATTGTTAGAATGGATGAAAACACCGTAGAACTCTCTTTCCCGCAGGAAAGCGTGGCTCCTCCCGGGGCTCCTAATATATTTGGTGACATCCTGAAGTGAAACTTGATTTTTATTGGCAGTTCAGGAGCTTTTTGAAATTAAAAACACTATTTAATTAATGATTGCAATATAGATATATTCTTTTTAATTGAGGAGAAAAAGGCCACATGTCAGTCAAAAGTTTTAAGTTCGTATCTCCAGGAGTATTTATTCATGAAATTGATAACTCCTTTATTCCGCGCACTAGCCCGGTTATTGGGCCCGTTGTAATTGGGCGCGCCAGTCGAGGGTTAGCCATGCAGCCCGTTAAAGTGGGGTCCTATTCAGATTTTGTTGAAATGTTTGGCGACACCGTTCCTGGTGGGGGAACCGCCGGCGGCGATGTATACCGAGACGGAAACTATCAGTCTCCCATGTATGGCACCTACGCAGCAAAAGCTTTCCTCAACGCGAATGTTGCTCCTTTAACATATGTCCGCCTTTTGGGGCAACAGGATGCAAATGCCACTAGTGCCGGTTATGCCGGATGGAAGACTGAAAAAGTCCCCGCTACCACGATTGCCGAAAATGGCGGCGCCTATGGCCTTTGGGTATGGCCCAGTTCTAGTGCCTCTCCGTCTTCAAGTATCGGCGATGGTGCTTTAGCTGCTGTTTGGTATTTAGATCAAGCTGCCACTATTATTCTCAGCGGTACGCTAATAACAACCGATGTGACAACCGGCGCCATCGGCGCAGTAATTGCGACCGACTCTAACAATCTCTTTACGACTGTGATCTCAAGCTCCAATGGTTCTAAAAAGACTAAGTTTGGTTTTGATGATTCAGCAGAAACATGGCTGAGAAATAGATTTAATACAAACCCGCAGTTGGCTTCCACTGCTGGTACTTTTTATCCGAGCACCGCTTATAAAGCTTATTGGCTTGGAGAAAGTTATGAACAAGAATTACGCGACGGAAACGTTGGAACCGGCAGCCTCACCGGAGGCGGTACAAGTCTCGTTGGTGTAGCAGCCCATGGTGTTATTCTTCCCATTGCAAAAACTTCGGATACTTCCGTTGGCCCGGCCAACATGAAAAACCAAGCTTCGCGAGAAGGTGTGGCCGGCTGGTTTATTAGTCAGGATTTGGAGGCTCCAGCAAGTTATGCGCCAGATCGGATGCAAAAGCTCTTTAGATTAAAGGGCCGCGGCCATGGCGAATGGCTGCAAAGAAACGTAAAGGTTTCGATTGAGAGTATTAAGCAGTCGACTTCGACGGTAAGCGACTACGGAACCTTTGATGTGGTGATTCGTTCTATGTCAGATACAGATTCAAATGTAGTGGTCATAGAAAGATTCGATACATTAAGCTTAGATCCTACCTCTCCCAACTTTATCGCCCGCAAGATTGGCGATCAATATTATGCATGGGATAGCAATTCGAAGAGATTAAAGTTATATGGTGAATACCCCAATCAATCTAAGTTTGTGTATGTTCATATGAACTCCGATGTAGAAGGCGGCGCCACCGATGCACGTTATCTGCCCTTTGGATACTATGGCCCACCCCGATTCTCGGATGCGATAGCAGTCACATCAAGCTTAACGAGCACATTTATTGTATCTCCTCTTGCGCTTGTAAATGGAAATGATGCAACGTATGTGTTGTCGACTAATTTCCGTACCGGCTCTGCGGCAGATGGAAATGAATCTGTTCATGGTCTTTCGTCCTCATTCGTCGGCGGCACCCTAACATTCCCCGAAGTGCGATTGCGCCTCTCTGCCTCTGATGGCGGACTGTCAGATCCTACAAGTGCATGTTTTGGATTCCAGGCAACCCGCGGCGCCACAAGCACGCGCCATGATGCTAGCACGGTGGGTCCGCAAAGATTGCTTTATGCAGATTTCCCCAACGATCCTACAACCTATGGTACCGCTGCTGTCATAAAAGAACCCTCCGCATTAGCTGGAGTGATGTCTTATGGATATATCTTCTCACTCGATGATGTAAAATATGATTCTACCAGTGGTGGCTATATGTGGCAGTCTGGCTCCCGCGCCGCTGAAACTAGCCTTGGTAGCGGCTCCTATACTGAAGTATTAAATGCTGGATATAATCGCTTTACGGCTCCCATCTGGGGCGCCTTNGATGGCTTTGATATTAAGTTGCCCGATCCCCTTTATAACGCGGGTATGGCTAGCGGCACAGAACGCACAAGTTCTCCATATGCAACCTATCGAAGGGCTATTGACACAGTAGCCGATCCGGAATTCTTGGANATGANCCTCTTAGCNGTNCCNGGNTTAACNCTNGANGCNNTGACAACACACATGGTAAATGTCTGTGAAGATCGCGCCGATGCCCTTGCGCTGATTGATTTAGCCAACATCTACATTCCGGACCACGAAGCCTATAAGAGCGATAAGAAGAATCGAATAGGGACAACCCCCACTAGCGCCGCTAATAATCTCAGATCTCGGAGAGTTGATTCCAGTTATGGATGCACATTCTACCCATGGGTTCAAACTACAGATGAGAATACTGGTCGCTTGCTGTGGGTTCCGCCGAGTGTTGCCATGATGGGGGTGCTCGCCAGTTCGCAGGCTAATTCAGATGCGATGTGGTTTGCTCCCGCTGGTTTTAACCGCGGCGGCTTATCCGAAGGGGCTGCAGGAATTCCGATTTCTCAGGTCACTGAAAGATTAACCTCCAAGCAGCGAGACACTCTTTATGAGGCACGGATTAATCCGATTGCTTCTTTCCCGAACACAGGTATTGTAGTCTTTGGACAGAAGACGTTGCAAGAGCGCCAATCGGCCCTTGACCGTATCAATGTGCGGCGCTTGGTCATCTACTTGAAGAAGCAGATTTCCATCTTGGCCACACAGGTGCTCTTTGAGCAGAACGTTCAAGCGACTTGGACACGGTTTAGAGGCTTAATCGATCCGTTCCTTGCGAACGTCAAGGTTAATTTTGGTATCACTGACTATAAGTTAATCCTCGATGAGTCTACAACGACTCCGGACCTTATTGATCAGAATGTTCTCTATGCTAAGATCATGGTGAAACCTGCGCGCGCTATTGAATATATTGCAATCGACTTCGTGATTGCTTCTACGGGAGCCTCATTTGAAGATTAAAATAGGAGAGAGAAAAACCTCTCGCTTAACTACTTAATTTTAGAATATAACAGGAGTAACTAATTATGGCATTTTGGTCAGAAAATTTTAGTCAAGGTGGCCTAAAAGACCCCAAAAGAAAATTTAGATTTACGGTAAACTTTAATGGTATTGCTGCAGCACAAGGCGGAGGCCAGCTTTGGTACGCAAAAACTGTGAGCAAGCCGTCCTTTCAGATTGCGGCGGCTGAACATAAGTATCTAAACCACACCTTTTATTATCCTGGCTCCGTTACATGGCAAGATGTTAGTTTAACTTTAGTTGATCCTGTTGATCCAGACATGACTGCTACTCTGTCTGATATTATTGTAGCTGGTGGTTATTCCCCCCCATCTGATTATACTGATTTAACCACGATGTCAAAAGCATCCGCGTCTAAAGCGCTGGGACAAGTCGAGATTACTCAAATAGATTCAGAGGGTAACCCTCTTGATTCGTGGACACTGTATAATTCTTTTATTACTGAAATTAAATATGGTGATTTGGAATATGGTGGTGACGATTTGGTTGAACTCACAGTTACTTTGAAATATGATTGGGCCATGGTAGAAACAAAAGGGGCCTCCGCGATGGCCGGCGGCGCTAGTGCCGGCACAACCTTCTTTAAGGCTTAATAGAAAACAATAACGATATAAAATAGAGGTGAATATTGTCACGAAATAGAGATCGGACGGGCACAAGATCTTCGAAACCCGAAGTTAACTCTCCCCCTCCGCAAGTATTACAACAAGAAACCAGTGGGTTTTCTTTTGTGGTTCCAACTGAGTTTGTTGAACTGCCGTCAGAAGGCAAGTATTATCCTGAAGGCCATCCCCTTCACAATACGGATAGTATCGAAATAAAACAGATGACCGCAAAGGAAGAAGACTTGCTGACATCACGCACGCTTTTGAAAAAGGGTGTAGCTTTGGAGCGCGTACTACAGAACATTCTTGTAGATCGCTCTATTAATTTAGACAGCTTATTAGTCGGAGACCGCAATGCTATTATTGTAGCCATGCGTGTGTCGGGCTATGGTAGTGACTATAATACTCAAGTCACCTGTCCTCAGTGTACTGCTGGACAGCCATATTCTTTTGATCTAAACTCTGCGACAATTTATCACGGAGAAGACAAAGAAGATCTAGAGGTGACTCAGAATGAAGATGGCACATTTGATGTACCTCTTCCCCGGACCAACGTTACTGTTACCTTCCGATTACTCACTGGTACAGATGAAAAACGATTAGCCAACATGGTTAACAACAAGAACACACGCAAGACGCTGGAAGACAACGCTGTCACTACTCAGTTGGCAACAATGGTTGTTGCAGTCAATGGGGATTCGAGTCAAGAAGCTGTTCATTATTTTGTCAACAACGTGCCGTCTATTGACGCGCGCCACTTGCGTTTAGCATACCGACTAACGGCCCCTAACGTGGACTTAACCCAGAACTTTGCTTGTTCTGAATGTGATCACGAACAAGACATGGAGGTTCCGCTCTCCGCGGACTTTTTTTGGCCTGACCGATGAATACATGGAGAACGTGTATGAGCAGTTCTTCTTCTTAAAGTATTCAGGCGGTTGGTCATTCTCCGAAGCTTATAATTTGCCCGTTGGACTGCGCAAATGGTTTGTGGACAGGCTCGTCCAGCAACTAGAAGCTGAGAATGCAGCCATGAAAGGCTCCTCTGGCGGATCTGGGACTCAAGTATTAACGGCGCACAATCAGCCGCCCACTCCATCCGATTCTCCTTATGGAACGAAACAGGGCTAACGCCCTGTCTTTTTTTATGAGAAACTATTTAATGGTGAGAACTCCCCTGTTCACCAACGAGGCTTTTTAAATGGCAGATCCAACTGATCCCCCTGGCGGCGGTAAACTAACTCCAGAACAAGCTAATAAGCTTCGGACCGAAACGCGTCTCGTTGAGCTTAAAGAGAAATTTTTAGAGCTAACACGCGAAGAACAAAATCTCTTACTTCTGAATACTGACCTGACCAAGGAAACCAAAGCCTCGCTTGAATTTGCGCTGGTCATGATGACTAAAACCTTGGAGATGTATGAGGAACAAGCTAAAAAAGCAAGGAATTTATTAGAGGTTTATGCAAAACACACGGATACAGTTAGAACAAACATGTTGTATCAGGGCCAGTTGTTGGAAACAATGGAGAAAGAACTTCGGGCACAACAAGAACTTCTGAAATCCGGCGCCGAGATTGACGACACGATGATGAAGGCTCTGGAGACCCTGGAGAAAGACGTTGAACTTCAACGCCAGAAGGTCGATGTATTAAACAAGATTGGCGTTAACATTAAAGAGGCGGCCGGATACGCTAAAGACTTTGGCACTGAAATGGGGGGCCTCTTTAAAGTAGCCGATCAGAACAAGTTCTTTAATGTCGGCAATTTTATGAAGCTTCAGAAATCTTTGCGCGCCGGCAAAGTTTCTGCTTATGGCTTTATGGATGCGTTCTCGACGAGCGTTATCACCAACATGATCGACTCTATCATCGGTCTTGCCTTTGAAATTGATCGCACTACTTCCGGCTTCATCCAGTCCACAGGCGCCAGCCGTGAATTTACCGCAGAAATGACTGAGGTTTATGACAGTGTGCGTGCTAGCACAATTGCCATGGACAAACATTTCGAAGCCATGCAAGGCCT